TTATAATTTAAATTTTCGATTATATACTGTAACAGCTATTAATTCATTAATTTTCTTCAGAGTAGCTTTGTAGCAAATAAGATCTATTAATTGCATACGGTTTAAATTATTTTTAGGGCTCTGTTTGTAGAGCTTTGTAAAGATAACTTGCAATTCTGATTTCCATAAGGTGAGCAATGCTTTTTCTTTTATTATATTTGTGTTGTGTTTTGCTTTTCGATATTGGTAAAAGAGTATTTTATTTTTGATACGTGTAACTTCAATAATTCCCCAATGTGTGGGAGCATTCTTGATAGCTTTTTCAATATGGTTTTTCGTTGTTACAAGTGTTAAGTAGGAGAAGGTCGAATCATAAAATGCCCCTTGTATTTGAATTCGAGTAATATTATCGGTTTCACCTTTAATTTCATAACAATGCAAAGTTCTATTTATGGAAACAATGTCCGCGATAGCATTTCCATTATGAATACTTAATTCCTCGATAATTTTAGTATTCTTTTGTATCTTCGATTTAAGATAAGATTTTAAACTCTTCCGAATTATCAAATCGTTTAATGTCACTTTTAATCCTCGAAAGTTTAGATAATGTAATATAATAGATCTATCTTCTTTTCGGGTACTTAAAAATTAAAAGATAACAATTTTTTCTGTCAATTTACTTAATATTATTTTGAGATCTAATATTTATAGTAGTTGGTGTTGTATTATGGTGCAACCGATAATTAGTACATACTAGGAACAATTTCTTAAGCGACATAATGTATAAGAAGTGAAAGCTAAGCTATTCCAAATGAGTGTTGATTTTCCACCGAAGGAAATTCGCCAGAGCTTTCAATTTTATAATTTCTTAACCTTATTCTTGGGAGGAAATTGAATCAATACGAAGTAACAATCAATAGTTTCTTTTTCTTCTGAAACCCCCCTACTCTCTCTCAATAAAAAGAAAAATAACTAAAAGAAGTAATCCAAAAAAACACCAACCTACTATACTACCGAACGCAGTATATAAAATGATAAGTTTAAATATTTGTAAATTAAACATAATGGATGTTTTGACTAGGAAGATAAGGCCATATCCGAAAAAAGTGTTTCTACTTTTTCTTTTTTTGCTTTAGAGATTCTGGATTTAGCAAGATCGAAATAATCTTTGTCTTTTTCGATCCCTATGAATCTCCTCTCGGTCTTAACACAAGAAACCCCTGTAGTACCCGAACACATACAATGGTCTAAAACCGTATCGAACTTGTTTGTATAGGAAAGGATTAAAAAGTTTAGTAAAGTGACTGGTTTTTGAGTTGGGTGCATTCCTTTAGCGGATTCGCTTGGAAAACAAAGAACGGAATCGGGGTATCTAGTACCTTCATCTAAATATTGATAGTTTAAAAGTTTTGTTCCTTTGATATTAATAAATTTTGCCGTTTGAGGAGAGAATTTCCCTTTTTACCCGGAATCTTGGATCGATATTATATTTTTGAGGATTGTAAGTAGGAAGTTTTTTGTAAAAAACGAGTATATTTTCGTGGGAACGATTTGGCATGATTTTAGCGGTCATAAAACCGGTAGCTTTTGTTTTGTACCAAATCAGTTCGTATCTAAAAAGTCTCGGATTACTTTGAATGATTTTAGTCGTAAAAGGTTGGTTACCTGTAAAAATAACGACTCCGTTATCTATTAGAATTCGATTGTATTCTTTCCAAAGTTTTTCTAATGATAAAATCTGATCCCATTTACAAACGGTTTTACCATACGGAAGATCCGAAAAAATCAAATGAACCGATTTGTCTTTTATCTTAGGAAGGACTTTAAAACAATCTCTGTTATAGAGTCGAATATCCAATTTAAAAGGAAATCCCGATTAAAAACCCGATACAGACTGAAATTAAAACCGTGGAAAGAGTGACTTTTAACCTTTGAAAAAAAGTAGGAGCGTAGACGACTTCTTCGAAATCACGACAAAAATACTCAGACCAACAGATTCGTTTTTTTAAACGTACATACTCACCTTCCCTATCTTTTGAAAGTATAGTGACGGTAGCTTTGGAGGATTCAATTTTTTGCCAATGAGTGTGAAGTTTCTCAAGACATAAAAACCAAGAGGGCCCTTTTGATTCGGAACAACCGCTGTCACGAGAAGGATTTAGATTCGAATCAAGTGGAACACTCCCAAACGTAGAACAATTAAACAGAAATAGAATATAAAGAAATAGAAAACGTTTCATTAATTTCTACTTTCCAGATCTTTAGAATCTAAATTGTCACAGGTTTTTTGAACTTCCTTGGAAGTATGATTGGCATAACAAACGAGTTTGGAACTGTCCTTAGAATAGTCCACTTCCTTGACGTCTTCAAAACGTTCATGATTTTGAATCAATCGTATTTCTATTTGATTGATTTTAAAAAAAGAAACGATCAGAATAAATATTATGATTCTGGAAATTAGAAAAGATTTGTGTTTTTTGATTAAGTTTTTAAAACGAAGAAGTAAATTTTTCATAGATGTAACCTCATAAAATTTTAATTTAAAAGATTACGTTTTTTGTTATTTTAAAAAGGGATTAGGAATTTCCACCCCCACGCGCTTTGGATATAAAGTCACCTAAAGACCTTAAAATCTCACCCGATTTAAACCAGGACATTAGAACGATACCCGAAGTTAAAAAAAGACCGTGAACACTCACTCCCCCAAATCCTTCCGAAATTTTCTGTTCCGGAAAAAATCTTAAAAGAAAAAGACCTAAAAGTAAAAAAAATAAACCTAAGAAAAAAGCTTGGTTAGATTTTCGAAAAATACTTTTTTTAACGATAACCGTATGGCCTAAACTTTGATCCTGTTCCTTTACCTTTAAAGAATTGGTATGTTTTTCCAAAATTTCTTTTGATTTTAGTTTTTGTTTCATATAATTCGTTATATTAGTAATTCCTTAACCGATTCTTGATTTAAAACCGCGTAACAAAATCCTTTAAAATTTTGATCCTTTTTCTTTCTTAAAAGTGTGGCTCCTTTAAAAATGGAAACGAGTTCTATCCATTCCGGATCATTCCAAGAAGCTTTAGTGACTGTACAACCAAGAGAAGAAATACCGACCGATTCACTTTTTGAATTTCGAGCGTGTATATTTAAACCGACCTGATCAAAAAAGATAGGGTCTAAATCGTTCCAAATATGATCGTTATTTTTATCCCTTCTAAAATAAAAGGGAGAAGCTTGTACTAACGCATCATGACCTTTATGAATCCCAAGCTTTACCAAATAAAGACCTTCTTCGGTTCTTGCCTCCCCGTTAGTGACACCGTATTTTATAAGTGTTTCTTTAGAAACAAAACCCGGGTCCATCGTAACTACCCTACTTCCCCAGGAAATACCACCCGGATCAATATTAATAAGTAGATCGTTAAATCGATCAAATGTGTCCTTGTTTAAAATCACGTTATTGTCTAAAACACTGATTCCACGTACTCCTATTAAAACGTGATCAAGATTAAAATCGATTTTGTATTTGGAATTTTTGAATTTAGATTTGGTAAGTTCGATTAGCTCTAAAATAAATTTATCATATCTCACAAAAAATAAGATAGAGCGTAAGTCACAATATCGGTTAAAAAAAATGAGATTGGATCTTAGATTTTAATCAACCTAAGGCACCAAAAGAAATTCCAGTGTAACGAATTTTACTTTTTTTCCACCATTCCTTTAGTTCGTCCGAAAGTTGTCTAATCCTGGCACCAAAAAAAGAATTCTCAGCGGACATCGTAGTTCCGATTGATTCTGAAATCACTCCTACAGAAGTGGAATAGTTAGAAATTCCTCCGATGATCCCTTCACCATAAGAGGATAGAACACAGATTACAAAGTATTTTAAAATTTGATCCTTTAGTTCTCTGGGAACCCTGGACGCGTGATCGTAGCCTGAAGTATAATCCACTTGATAGGCACCTGGAAGATTTGAAATATTTTGACTTAAAGCACGATAACCTTGAATCCCAATTTGAGGAGTAAAACCACTATTACCAAAAGGAACTCGTGTATAGACAGCCCGTAAGATTCCTGTTTTAAATTGTATATTTGCTTTTTCTGTGAGATTTAAAATCGTAGAACCGTTATAAGGAAAAGTCAAAACCCATCTATGTAATCTACAGATATTTTTTCTTCTAAGTTTTAGAAAAAAATTTTCACTCTTAAAAGGATCAAAATCGTAAGTATCGTCCCACTCCGCATAGTCTTCTATTCTACCCGTTTTAGGTTCTAAATCTACTCTCCCTTTTTGACCCGGTAGAGGTCTTGCACGAAATAACCTAGGATAAATATCCCAATCGATTTCTTGAGCAAATGCTAGTATGGTTTGATCCACCCAGTTTTTAAGCTGAAAATCCTCTAGTTGAGTTCCACGAGTAGTCAGTAATGGCTCGTTACCAAAAAACATAATCCGTCTAAGTTCATCCGGATGAATCAGACAACCCCAACCGGGAAGAGGGGTGTTTGATTTTTCAAGATCCGGGTAGATTTTTGCGGAAAGGTCGTGGTATTCGTAGTCTTCGGATTGTTTGTTTAAATCCCCGTCAAAACCGTAAGTCATAAACTATTTATTAGAATATAATAAATAGTTAATTATCGGAATGAATTTTTGATTTTGCTATTTGAAGATGTTCTATGGGTATTGTATAGGTTTTTCCGGAAGTTAGTTCGCATAGAACTGTTTTTCCGTCTTTTGCGACCTCTTTCACTTTAGCGAGCATCCCTCCTACGTTAACTTTGTTTTTTGCGTAAACTCTCATGATCAGACCAGGTTTTGGTATTTTAGGACCACTTCCGTATAACCGTCTTTGTTCCTTTATTTCTTCCTCGAAATTTTTGTGTCGAATTTCTCTTTGTTTAATTTCTATTTTTTCTTTTTCGGAAATTTCTTTTTGATAATTGATTTTATTTCGGTCGTGTTTTGCTTGATCGATCTTTTTTTCACGAGGTATTCTAATATCCTCGTTTGTTTTAGTGTTTCGAAAAGCCATATAGTCGCCCGACTTACCATGAACGACCACCTTTTTTTTGACTAACGCATTTGTGTTTAACATAAGAATCAGTGAGAAGTTAGACTAGAACTCATCCAAAACCCGGAAAATTCAATCACTCCCGTAAAACTGATTTCGTTTGCACATATAGGAATTATAAACTGAGTATCTCCATTTCCTTTTCTAGTATAATTTCTAAAATTAGAGTCTGAGTTATTTCCTTTTACGTTCATCGTCCAGTTACCGTTTGCGTGTATATAGGTAATAAAATAGAGTTTATCTTTAGAATTTAAAACCAAATTCCCCGAAAGTGTGAACTGGTTTTGGAACTGGATTCTATTTAGGTCTTGTAGGGTGATCGATTTACGGGACACATTTAGATTTTTATTCCGAAAATAAAATATCGGGAAATAAAAATAAGAAAACTTTTAAACATATAAAGCATAAAATTTTAGAGTTTTTTAATTTTCGTAAAATTATTTAAAACCCTATTTTAAATAATTTATAATAATTTAAAATTATTTTTCAACCGATACTCAAATCCTTGATTTAAAACTAAGGGTATGGAAAAAAAAGTAGGCCGACCTAGGGGAAATAATTACGAAAAAAATTTAGCGATACGTTTAAAATCGAATACAAACATACAACCTACAAAAGTAAACGAACACCTAATCCAATTGACGAAATCTTTTTTTAACCAAGTCAATTCCGAAAATGTAGAGGGTAGAAAACCGGTATATAATTATGATCAGATAAATCAAATTAGAGACGGTGTATTACTCAGACCATCTTTTAGAATACCGGTCACACAACTTAGAAACGCAAGTTACGGAACGAGTATAATTTCGGCAATCCATACGATCCGAATTGATGAGTTAAGTAGATACGCAAAATTAAATAAAAAAAGAGGACTTTGGCTTAGGACAGAAAACGAAGAAGACGAAATCACCGATGAAATCCAAGAAAAAATCAAAAACTGTTCACAGTTCTTTGAACGAATGGGGGATTTAACAGAAGGTTGGATGAATCGGGACAATTTTAGTTCCGTTTTTGAAATGATCTTACGTGATACTTTAACCTTTGATTGTATCTCATTTTATTTAGTGTATAACTCATTTGGTAAACTTGTAGAAATCAAATACTTAGACCCGGCTACGATTTTTCAGGTAGATAAGGAAAAAGGGTATAAGGGGGACAGAAGCATATCTTTTGTACAAATTATAGACGATAGGGTCGTCGAAGTATTTAACGAAAACGAAATATTACTATTACATAAAAATCATATATCCGATGTATCCATGCGAGGATTCGGTTTTTCTCCCTTAGAAGCTTGTATGTTGGATTTAGTGGGTGTGATTCGATCCTTAAAATTCAACCGGGATACATTTACTAGACAACATCCACCCGGCTTTATGTCTTTAATAGGGGACGCCACTCAAGAAGTCATAGAATCCATACAACTACAGTATAGGGAAATGATTTCCGGGATGGATGATTCTCACACTATACCGATTCTTGGAACTTCTGCAGGTGAAATAAAATGGACTCCATTAAATATTTCTAATGATATGGTTTTTAAGGATCTGATGCAATGGTGCGTTTCTTTCGTAATCATGTCCCACGGTATGGATCAGTCCGAATTAGGTTTAAGACTTACCGGTTCAGCCACACTCGGAGAATCTAATCAGGTAGAAAAAAGTAAATTTTCTTTAAATAGATCCTGTATTTCCTTACTTACGTATTTTGAAATGTGTTTTAATAGGATCAGACAAATAAGAGAAGACGATTTTTCGGGTATTGTTTGTGAGTTTGTAGGAACGGACCCGAAAGATGAAAAAGACAAACTCAGTAAAAATAAAGACGAGGTTGCCAACTGGAAACTAATCGATGAAATCAGAATCGAACAGGATAAACCTACAATAGCCCAAACCCTAGCCGACCTATACGGAGTCAGTGAGGAAGAATATAAAATGGCTGGTGCTGTCATTTTAAATCCTATATTCCAGCAAAATTTACAAATGCTACAACAGTTAGAACAAAATAAATCAGATCCTAATTTAGGATATTCTGATATAGAAAATGAAAATTTAGAAGAACAAAATGATCCGGACTTGGTATTTTAATAATAAAGATTCAAAATAATTTTTAAGGAAAGTATTTCCATTGGTTTATATTTCTTTTTTAAATTCTAAATTTCACCGCGTCTTTTTGATCCAATCAGAGACGCGGTTTTTATTTAACTAAAAAAATAATATTCAACCTAGATAAACTTCCACTAAAATTTGATTCGTTTCATAGGGTGTAGCCACCCTTAAAGAATGAATTCCACCGCTCCAGGTGATAAAACCTTGGGGTAAAACGTGGTCTTGATTGGAACCATTCGTACGGATTACAATCGGAGCCGGGTCCCCTTTTTTAATTCCTATTGATGTGTCGTCTGTTAGATAAGTGGCGAGAATCAAGACATACTTAAAAACAATCCCGGAAGGAATTGGGATTTGTACTAAGTTATCGGTTTGACGGATCGCTTTTGTAAGTTTTTGAGGTTGTTGTACTTGAAATTCGATTTCAAAGTCTTCCACTTCCCTTTCGATCGATATTCCGTTTCTTTGAAATAGTTGAAAAAATATTCTATGGATTTCCATAGGATTCAATTTATCGAATATCTTAAATATCGGTTTATCTATTTTGTTCTTATTAGCATTCCGTTTCCGGAAGTCAAAGAAACGATTTTAGAAATGGAATTTACCAACGGGGTAACTAGTTCACATAACGTTGTGATACCGTCCCCGATTGTATTGATCGATCCGGATACGACCGGTATCAGTTTTGATTCTATAGCAGATACGGAACGGGTAAGTCCAAGCATAATGTTTTTATTTTCCTTAAATATATCGATCATAGCCGTATTTAGTTTGTAACCTACTTCGGCTGCTTCGGCTCCTATATCGGTTGCAAATGTCTCTTTTTTTCTATTTTCTAGCTCTAATCCTTTGTTGTAACCTGCATGGACTGAACTCTGATCCCTACCAAAACTTTCATAACCGAATTTTAAAGAACTCATTTCGCTAAAACTTCCACCTTCCATCTTGTGAATAAGACCTCTTGTATTGGGGTCTAGTCCGGAGAGCGCAAGCGACATGTATTTACCTGGATTAAGCTCGGAATCTCGAATTGATTTTAATAGATCTCCCCCGTTTGCTTTTAGTGCCTCACTCATCGAAAGTGAACCGAAAATTCCACCTCCAAAAGCACCGCTCCTTCCTTTTGATGAAAGTTCTTCCGCTAAATTCATTCTACGTAAGGGGCTCATGTTTATGGAGTCCGTTCTATTGATACCGGCTGAAAATCTAGAATAATCGGAAATATCCCCTGAAAATCCTTTATTTCTCAGATTCTCCGCTATGGATGCAAGTTTTGTAATATATTCGGATTGTCTAAGTCCGTTAAATCCGGAAGCTTTCGCACCACCCCTTAAATATCCTAAATCCGCATTTTTAGAATCTTTACGGATCGTTTCCAATTCTTTTACCACCTCCCCGATTCCTTTCCCTTGTGAGGCCGCAAATTGAAGTAGATTCGATTCTATTAAATTTCCTTTTTTGAATATATCTTCACCTGTACTTCTTCCTTTGACTACGTTTGCTTGTGCCAGTTCGGAATTGGAAAAATAACCTCCTCCCCCGCCAACATACCCGCCTGTCGCACCGATTGTCTGACTCTGTGACTGCATGGCACTATGATACTGTTCACCGATTGAAGAAATCGTTTTTAATACTCCACCCGCAACCGCGAACGCGGCTCCTATATAAGGTAATGCGGCGCCAATTCTGGAATAGGTGTCGCTTTTTACCTCTTCTCCTCCCGGTGGTTCTTTTCCACCTGGAATATTACCCGTGTGAATCGTTGCGTTTTGAATTTTTATTTCTGATTTTTGGATTTGGAATTGTTTGGCTGAATCTTTTTTGATTAGAGAGTTCGTACTTTCATTTTCTTCGTCATTTTCTTTCTTTTTCTTTTTTTTATTCAAAAGATCCTTAGCGGCTGAAATTTTTTTATCTATTGTATTAAAAAAACCACCGTGTCCCGTTTCGTCTAAATCCGATCCGTCAGCACCAATCTTTGTGGCATATGCACTACCACCAGCGTATTTAGATGCGGGTTCAAACTTATATTTTTGCCTATTATTTTTAGTACTTTTAGATCCACCTTCGTTTTTGTCGTCTTTGCCTTTTCCAAAATTACTAAAAAAGGAGAATAGTTTTTTGGACTTTTTGGATATTCGTGAAAATTCCTTATCTACGTCTTTAAAATCAGGTTTTGCATGTACTGTGATTTCTAAAGATTCTGAACTCAAAGATCCAACTCTCTATTAATTTTTTCTAATATCTCTTTTCTTTTTTGTTCCCCTTGTAATTTAAGCATTTCTTTTGTATACCCTCCCTCTTCTTCCAGGATAGACGATAGATTCGGGCTTATACTCTCTAGGAACTCTTCGGGTTTCATTTTCTCCACTTGTATTTTCTGGGATTTTAGTTTGATCTTGTATTGTAGGTTCTGAAAATTTATCCTCGACATCGCCTCTAGAATGAATTGTTTCTGTGGAGTATATAGGTTCCCCAGATGTGTCACCCCTCTCGGTAGAATGCAAAACTCTTTCATCAGATAGAGGTCTAAAAGATTCTTTTCGTCCGAGAGTGATTCTATCGTCCCTATTTTTTTTTAACTCATTTAGAAATGAGTCTTCTTTTTTTTTGTATTCTTTAAATAACTTTAGAACAAACTCTTTATCCCGTATCTTTTCAAACGATTCTATCTCTAAAGGGAATTCTTCAGGAATTTTTCTGATTACGTGATTGAGTGTGATAATTGCATATATATAACCATAGGTTGTATTCGGTATCGATTCTAGAGATGCTCCACCCAGCCTTTTAGCTACGGCTATGTCTATATCCAGTTCAGTGCTCGGATCGGCTATGTCTGATTCAAATGTGTAATTTTTCCCCTCATACTTTACGTTTAAAAGGACTCTACAATTCGGTTCTAATATTCTCATATATGAGAATAATCTAATAAATTTTAATATCGGAAGAGTAATTATTTTAAACTAAACAAAATATAGGGACCGGGATTTAAAATTATTTGGTATTTAGAAGTGAGAAAAAATTCTAACTTTTGTCATTGACATTACTCACTACTACGACGATAATAATATTATATCACCCCTATGGTAATGCGTAGGGCGCGGGCTATCTCGTAAGGGGTAGCCCTTGCTTTATAAGGATAAATGCCAAATAACCAAACCACTTGAATGGAATTAATATTCCATATTTCTAATTAAAGGCCTCCATAGGTTCCCAGTCCACGAGTTCGAATTCGATTTCTCTCCCACTCATTTCGTTATTTAAGATACTAAATCCTTCCGTGTTGACTCCACCCGTAAGCATACCTACCCTTTTACTGCTTCTTTTTTCTATGATCAGTATATCGTAAAGATCGTCCGCGTGTTCGTCGTTATACGTATCAATTTTGACTACTCCTTCTAAGGGGATCGTTAAAATATGAAACTCACCCGATGCCGTCCCTTGCCAGTCCAAACTTTTTAAACCCTTCGGTTTTCTTGTTCCTAATGCCTGTATCCTACTTTGGTTATTATTGATACTGACTCGAATCGATTTCATAAAACCGACCGTAAGACCGTTAATTTTAACGATTGCGTCATTCCCGGTTAAAACTTTAGGGTTGGGTCTTGAGCTTTTAGCCATATTCTAAACCTCACTCTTAGCGCCACGAATTACGTCTAAGTTGAGCAAAAAGAACATATAGTTGATCGGAGTTACGATCTTACCGTCTGGGAATATAAAATAGATGACGTCACCGTCCCGACGTATCTCAAAATTCTCATCAAATGCGTCTTCACCCGTATATATATTACGAGTCAACCAACCGTATTGTCTGATATACACATTACGAATTCTTTGTATTACAGCCGTACGTATATCCGCATCGGTCAGACTTGTTCCGAGAGCTTCCGGATCTGTGGGTACTTCCCCCGTAAAGGTTACGTTTAACCATTCTCTTAAATCCTTTACCAAAGCCAAAGCGGTGCACACAGTGGATGCTTGGTTTCTGATTAGGTTTTGAGACTGATAGGATGTGAGTGCGAACTCTATCTTAAAAGGACCAGCGTTCGGTTTTTTGGTGATTACAAGACCACCCGCACGTAATACGTTTTTAATCTGAGTTTTTGTTAAAATTTCGGGAGCGTCTACTATATTCAAATCTTTGAATGTTGCCGTTTCTCTCACGTTCGAGGAAGCTTTGATAGCGTTGTGAAGGACCGCGATCATCCAACCCGGATAGGTTCTTAAATTGATTCGATCCGCTTTGTATCTGATAAGAGGTGATAACCCGGCCACCATATATTCAGAGTTTAAGGACTTTATATCTTCTATTCTTTCATCGATTGACTTTTCAAGGTCAAGACCTGCACCACCGAACCTTTCGTCGGACCCTTCGGCTGAATTTCCGTTTGCGAGTTTATCCGCTAAATATAGTCTAACCGGAACAAGAGATGTACATACGTTTACATAAAATCCTTTGACTACTTCCGTATCAAATACGGTATCAATCGCATCTAAATAATTTTTAACGGTAGCAGCTCCTGTGACTCCACCCGATAAATACACAAAACCGGAAAGATCAGAGAGAGGTTTTTTTTCTTGGGATATGATTTCTAAAAGTCCGCTCGAATTAAAAAATGACTCTTGTCTAAAGAGTAGGGACTTTAAAGTTTGAGGTATTGACTTTACGTCTAAGTTTTCCGTTAAAAGTATATGATCGAGTGTGTTAGTTTTTCGATCGGGTTGGGAAAGAAGTGTGGCTGTATAACCGACTTGACTGGAAATATAGGAAACTAACTCGGAAAGTGTCTCATAACTTTTTATATCAACTACTAAATCCTTACTAAGATCCGTTGATGCCGTGCCAGATAATGTCACTCTTAAAGTAATACCATCAAAACTTAATATAGCGTTTGAAGCGTTTCCGATGTATTGAATTCTGATGTCGTTTGCCTCAAGGGTTTGAGAAGTTAAAATGTTTTCGTTGTCGGCGACTTGTAAAATGGTTCCGTTATTTGAGACCCTAAACCGTAGCTGATTCCCTTTAGGCCCTGGGGTTATCGCTTTTACCGTCTTCGTTATTCCTAATGTAGTCACTAAAGCACTTGCGGACTTATTTTGTGAAACGTTGAGCGCTTTGATCGTTTGTGGACCGTTTGCAAACCTGGAGTCTTTAGAGGGAGAAAAAGCACAAACCACCGCATCAGCTAAATCCCCCGATCCTAGGATCTGTCTTGCTTCGTCTGGTCCTCCAAACTCTAATACCCTTTTAGAAAGTGGTAGTGAAAGATCGTTTGTATAGGGTCCGTTATCGCTAGGTCCTATGAGTATTAGTGTATTAAAATCAGGAGATATTCCCGCGCTTTGTGGTTTGGTGCGAAAAGCGCCACGAGAACCGGGCTGTATGTATCCACGTCCTAAAAATTCTACTTCACGAGTTCCCACTTACGGCCTCCCAAACCGCTTCAAAGGAAGCGTTTGAAATTGCCTTTAGTTCTTTTTTAAAGTATTCCCGAAAACGGGGAGAAATGATTTTACCTAATTCTTTTTCTTTCCTAGAAAGAAATTCATCCGGAGTTTCTTTTTTATTTGAGTTTTTTTTGGATTCCTTACCTTGTTCTGGCTCCATACGTTTTATAACCTATACTAAGAACTTAAGTTTTTAAACTGACTTCTGCTTTTTGATAAATATAGGTCGAATCCCTTGGTATCGGGAAAAAGAAATTTTGGTTTTGTCCTAAAGATCGATTTAGTTTGTACGATTTTTACTTTGATTTCAAAACCCCAAAAAGGTTCCGCAAAATCGTTTGTTGTTAAGTTGGCTTCCGTGTCTTCGGGTAAAAATACGGTTATACCCGGATACAAGACAGGTAAGTCATTCGCCATGAGTAGAGTTAAAGCTAACGAAGAGTCGTATATAAACTTATTTGAATTTCTTCCGCTTGCACCCGATGAAAATCCGGTGATGATCACATCGGATTCGCAGTTAAATTGAAATTGTTGGAAATATTGGTTACGTGAGAATTCGTCTAAAAAAGATTTTGTGGGTAGTCTTCTTGATTCTGGGGTTTGTGAAATTTCGGTTAGGAAGTTTATAAACTGTTCTGAATTTTTGAAATGGTGTTCACTCAGTCCTAAAACTTGAGTGTGTCTTTCGGTTGTACATTCAATTCCAATTTTTGGAAATTTAGTGTTAGGTCCTTTATTCGATATTCCTTCCTGGAATAATGGATGACCGTGAACTACAGGTACATTTAAATTTCTTTCTTCTAGTCCAGTTAAAGAAATAAAATTCCTAAAATAGTCTACGACTACGTCTTCCGGAGGTGCGGGGTATGTTATAAAAACGGCTCCTTTATCTTGGCCGTCTTGTCTTCTGACTTCTTCTTCCTTTAAATTGTAATCCATTTAAAGAAAAGTTTATTTTATTTTTATTTTATCGGTTTTAAATATTTGGAATAGAGTAAATCTATGTTTAGATTATTAGAAGGAGGAAAGTTATATCACTCCATAGTCTTTTAACTCTTGCTCGGTAAGTCTGGTAATCTTTAATACATATTCTAAACTGGCGCCATCTAATAGCATGTTTCTGGCAATATCAATTTTAGTTTTAATTTCACCTTTAATTTCACCTTTAATTTCACCTTCTTTTCTTAATTTTTCGGCTGTTGTCATGGCTAAATCCTCGTATTCCCTATTATACCTTGAATGACTGAGTAAGTTTGTAATTTCAGTCGGTTTAATCTCTCTTACATTAAATATATATAAAAACAGTTTTTGGAAAATTTCAACCCTTTTCGATTCGTTTTTTAGACCTGTTAAGAGTTCAAATATTTCTCCTAAATGACCTAAAAAAGAGGTATCCCCTTCCCATATTTTTTGAACCACTCCTAAAATCACTCTTAGGGTGATACTTTCCCATCGGCTTAGATCCACTTTCGACAGATCAAATAATTCTAATTCAAAATCCGGAATGTATTTCTTAAATACTTCCTCTTCGTTTTTAGAGAGTATAAACCTGTCTTGAAAACTATTTCCTAAAGTCCAAGACCTTTCACCGTGATAGAATACAAACGGAATCACGACTGAATATTTTTTATCCATCCTATATTGAGACTTGTAGATTGCGGATATATATCCTAATAGTTGACTAAAGATTGCTTCATCCAAATAACTTTTATGTTCAAATAGAAGATAGACGTTTGCTTTTTTACCGGATTTCAGTGGGATCTGAAAGAGTAGATCGGTTTGTTCTTCTTTTAAATTTTCTGAAATAAAACTAGATTGTGTCAGTTCTAAACGGTTTAAATCTAAAAGTTCGATTACATTTTCGGGTAAACTATTTTTAAAGAAGGAAATCGCATCCTCTTTGTTCTGTAAGGTTTCCCGGATTAAACGATCATGTGGGTTTGTCATATCAGACATGGTATTTTTAATAATGGTGATTACTTCTATTTGTAAAGATTCATTTTCTTTTTTTACTGAGTAGTTCTTTGATTAAATCCTTAGTATCCAAAGCGACCGCTTTTTTTAACTGTTTGGATTTGAGTGCTTTTTTTACGTCTTCTTTGATTCCGCTAAAAACCTTTTGTGCCGGAATGGCCGCTTGAAAAAAATCCCTACTTCTTTCGTTGACCACTACAAACTTTACAAAAGACCTCTGAACGTTTCCGTTTTTATAGATTTGTTCTCTGACAAATACATTCCCTTGTCTTGTCATACCTGGATCTTGTCTGTATTTGTATTTGTTTCTTGTGACTAGTTGACCGTGTGCGTTTTCTTCCTTAAAACTTCCCGTCTTTATAATGACTGAATTGATCGTATTTTTTTTAAAAGAAAGTGGTGTTCCATCCTCGTTTTTTGTGATTGGAACGATTACATAGGGTCCATTTTTTCCCATACGTGCCCGACTCCCTCCGAGTAAAGATGGCCTCATATCATACCTAGGTCTTCCCTTTTCAATCACAGCCATATAGTTATATTTTCCCTTGTTTGGGTGAAAAACTCGGTAACCTCCCGGAATTTCCTGGATTAAAATCCCACCTCCCCCACCCGACTTATTCGACATAGCCATTCTACCCCACCAAGATGGTTTTGCGGATAATACGTTATGTGTCCAGGATTCCTTGGCGGCTAAGGCTATCGTACTCAGTATTTTTTGAGTTCTTGGGAATTTACCTTGTTTGTAAAGAGATTCGTAGTCCATAAAAAAGAAGGGGTGTATAACCACCCCGTTTAAAAAAGGAGAATATTATAATCGTTTAATATATTCTAAAGTCTTACAGGTACGTTTGTAAAAACGTGGAATTTTTCAGGAGCTAACGTCTGTAAGACGCTATACCCTTCCACGATTCCAAGTCTTGTTCTTAAAGCACCACCCGCACCATACGGAAACAATGTTTTTGTATAGGGTAGAAGTTCGGACAAAATTAGAGTTCTTGTTTCGTCACTGGAAGATTTTGCGTTAAAGTCCCCTAAAACCATAATCGTGGTTCCTGGTAGATCCTCGTTTAGATCTTGTACGATCGTAACCGCTCCCACTAAATTTCTTTCCACCGTTTTCATATATAGAATCAAATTCGAATTGGGAGTAGTCTCCCTAAAGATTACATAACGTGTTTCCCGTATTCCACCGACGCCAGGGGTTATACTTAACTCTGCGGCTCCTCCGTTAGGAATGGATACGGTTTCTATATTGGAAGGACCTGAATAATGTCTTAAATTTCCGGCACAAACTCGGTAGCTATATTCTCCTACATAAGATCCGGTGAATAAAGAATTTGGAACGGAAGGAATAACGGAAATTGTAAAGTTAGGTGTAGGAGGAGCTTCTTTATCACTCGTTGGTCCTTCTACCCAATTACCGTTTTGATCGTAACCTTTAGGTACACCCCACTCATGACTATCCATCCAAATGTCTTCGTCAAATTGTATAAAATTATTTTTGGAGTTGGAATCGATCACACCGTATACGTTATTCGACAAGGAAACGTTTCCAGGAGAATAACTGTTATTTTGAATCACCATTCCAGAACCGCTACGATCAAATGTTTGATCGTATAGGGCTTTGGTAGAAGGGTGCATTTTTGCATAATTCGTAAGTCCAAAATATCTGGTACGAATTCTAGACGTAATATATTTCATTTGATCGATTGAAGGTAATGAACCCCTACAATCCGTATAAAATTCATTTCCTAAATTTTTGGCATGGGTCTTAAAACCGTCTTGTTCGTTTCTATTGTGTTTTTTATTCCCAAACCAAAATCGTCGCATTTGGTTTTCCATTGCTCTTTTTAAAGCTGCATTTGATTGTATCAGTTCCGGATCTTGTATATTCTGTACAGTATCGACCACCCTGTTAAAAGAAAATCCTTCCGCGCTATAGTTGACTTCGCTATATATTCGTTCCATCTGTGCGTCTGTGAATGTGGGTTCGTCGGATTGTCCGATATTCGAAGTATGAAACCACCCACCACCATGAGATTTGTACCGATTATATTCAGCTATGGTTTGAGTAATTTGTCGTCTTGGTACTTCATTAAAAAATTTAAAATCCTTATCCGTGGAGGCAAGTGCCACAAAAACCTTATCCAAAGATTGCATGGATAACGTGGCACCCGATGAGTTAAAATCTACAAACGGAGAAGCTCCATTCAAAGCCGTGTTTGCCTGGAATCCTTTTTGAATTTCCACTAACTGTTCTAATGTATAGGGTCCTGTCATATATAATTTTCCTTATATTCTTCGTTACAGAATTTTTGTGCTCTTTCGGATAGTTTGTGTGTGGATTCAAAAAAAGAAAGATCCTCGATCTGGCATTTTCCTTGTTTAATTAGCTCAATGATTCTGTTCGAAATTTTGTCTTTATCTAAGTGGCTTATCACACCGTTTAGATTCGATTTTTGAATCTGAGTCGTAACAGGATTTTTTGTTTCGTTTTTTTCTTTGGATAAATTTCCGATTTGGGATTTTAAGGTTAAAATTTCCGTTTTTAGATTCATATTCTCTTCTGATTTTTCCAAAAGATAGGAAATCGCTTCGGCAAGCGTTTCTTGACCTGCTTTAAGGATTTCGAATGTGTTTTTAACCTCTTCAAAAAATAGTTCTGATTTTTGAACTTTTTCCTCTAATTCTTTCTCTTTTTTTTCTTTGGATTTGGTTTCTTCCTCTGAATTTTTAAAATAAGAATTTACGGTATCTTCCGCAAATAAAATAGCGTCGGCCTCCTCCAATCCTTGAGAAAGAGCCCAAATTTCTATTTTTTCCTTTTCCGGTAAAAGACTCCCCGCTTCTAAAAGTTTAGTTACTTCATCGTTTAATTTTTCCAGATCCGGTTTTGTATTTTGAATATTCGATTTTGATATATTCTTATTTTCTGATACTTTTTCTTTGAGTCGTAAAATTGCACTTTTAAGCATATTTTTCCCCGTTCAGTTTTAAAAACAATAGATCCGATAACGTCTCTAATTCCTCTCCTTCTAAATGATATTCCTCGGAAAGTACGGATTTAAGGACAATCGATCCTAGATTCATTTCCTTATTTTTAAACCGATTTGAAATATCGGAGAAGATGGTTTTTAAAAATCTTTCTTGGATATTCGGGTCTAGTTCTATGATTTTGGTAAAGAACTGAAGTTTTTTTTCCACTCTTTGAATTCTTTCCACTAATTCTTTATTTTCTTTTAGGTCTTGGTTTTTATACTCTTCTTGATTTAAATGAGTTTGTTTGTCTAAATCTTTTAAAAATACAGCACCTTTTAAAAGTTGTACGGACGTATTCGGGTTATACACCTCTTGTATGGGTGCAATCGCACATTTTTTAAGTTTGATTTTACGGATTTTATTTCCTTGTTTGTCTATGGGTCTTGCGTATCCGGAAACGGATGCACCCCATCCGTGAAATCCTGCCTGTAGTCCTTTTCTAATTTCTTCGGCGAATTTATTTTCCGGAAATAAATTTCCAAGGATATACAACCCTTCGTCTGAAATTTTTAAATTTGCGGGAAAGTCGTCCTTATATCCGATCTGTACGGCTCCCCCGATGATTGATTCTATTTTAGATTTTTGTAATTCGACTAGATGAGACGCGGTCAGTCTATTTTGGGATCTGAGTTCTTTGATTTCTTTGTCGATTATATCCGTTAAATGATTATAGTCAAAATAACCCTCGTTTAAAAATTCCTTACGCATCGAGGGGTCTTGGTATGCGGATTTGAGGATAATTTCGCCTTGTTTGTCTTCTTCTTCGGTGGATGCTTTGACTAAAATTTTAATCGCGCCGCTTCTTTCTTCCGGACTTGCTTTTAAAATCTCAAACGGGTGTAAAAATACTGTCTCCATAAAGAAGACATTAAACGGTTTAGGAACGTATCGGAAAAAAAAGACTAAAATTTATCTATATTCACCCAGTAAAAAACGAAACAATATCTTAAAATAACTACACTGATAAATAATTAAAAAATAACCGGCTGGATGGATTTTTAAACTTTTAATCACTCTTGCAGTAAAACCCATTAAAAACCAGTTCCCGGAAAGATAATAACCTTTTACGGGAAATCCCATATAGAACAGGTTATAAATAATACCTTCCTCTATTTTGATTTCAGGACCCATATAATACGTTAAGACGTCTGAACATTTTATTTTTTTCAATGTTTTGTTTAAATTATGAAACAGATTCCATTTTTATGGGTATATTTTTAAAACTTAAGTAATATTTTCTATTTGAATGAATACCTAACTTTTAAAAAGTTTGTTATACCCATTTTCATTCTCTTTAATGAGTAGGGTTATCTAACAACTTCTACTGTGGTTTTTGGATTTTTATAGTCCGAAAACCTTTTTTTTTGTTTTAAAGACAATTGACGTTTAATACAAAAATTCTTAAAAATTCAATCAAACGTTTACGAGTAGGTTTTGATTCTAAAAATAAGAACCTACCGGAGAATATTAAAAAACTGGAATTCTTTTTTACTCTTTCTTAATTTCGGATTTGAAATCTAAATTCGGTCCCCATTTAAAAGATAGAGTCGTATTCGCACGCGCTTGACCCGGACTAAACTCATCCACTACGTCCGTTATATATCCAAATTTACAAATTTCATTCGTATCGAATGGATATTTTTTTAGAGGATCTATACCGATCTGAAAAGGGATTCCCGGCCTTATGGGTATAAACCCAATTTCAAAACTTCCATTAGTGATTTTTAATTCCTCTAAATCACAAAATATGGAAAATAATAAATCCCGAATGTTGGAAAGTTCCGTTTTGTAGTTCTCTTTACTCGATTGTCTTAGATTTTCCTCCCTAAAAATTAGACCCGGAATTTTTACATGTAAAAGTTTTGGTCCAAAAATCGACCGGATTCTATCCTCATACTTAGGCTCTGAAAGTACGGTTCCAAAGGTTTGAAACGTGTTTTGAATCACGTGTACACCCGAAACTATATTTTCCTCGCTTTCCTCGATTCTATAATTTTGAATATCCTCTAAATCAAAACTATAAACCGCATCGATCCTAGAACTTTCTAAATCCCTGTATTTACCGTCTGTTCCAAACATATAAAATGGGGTAGGTCGAAATATCACTTTGGATTCCTTATTTCCAACGTCATAGGTTTCGAGTCGATTGGTTCCGATTTCTCCAAAACTTACCCCCTGCCCGAATACTCCCTCTATATCAAAAGTTTCTAATGGATCTACAAATAGTTCATAAAGCGGTTCACATAGATAGGATCTGAGTATCTCCCAAAAGTTTACATACTGACCGACTGTAAAACTCGACAGAACTTGGGACTCGTATACGAACTGTTCCGTATATGCCCTTCTTGGTAATAATATGGACAGTAATGCGTTTGGATCGTTTTCAGTTGTTGTCGGTTTTAAGACGTTATGATCACAATATCTTGAAACGTTTAATAGATTACAAAAAAATTCATCCCAAAAGTTTTTAATTAAATCACTAAGTTGTCCTTGTAAAAATACTTTTGCTGCACTCGTTATCACTCCAGCATAAGTACTTTGTGTTCTAGCTCCGGGTCTTCCTTGGGTTCGTTGGTAGTCTATAAAAAAGTCTGTGTCTGTTAAGATCGTTTCTAGGCTCGTTATATGAACGGATACAATCGAATTCGCTTCCGGTGAAAAATCCTTTGTGATTGTCTTAATTTTACCGGAATTGAGTTTTTTAAATCCATTTGATTTTGATTTACCGTTTGAATTGTCGTAATAGAGTAAAACGATACTTCTGACCCGAAAAATCTCTTTAAAACTTTTAGTTTCATACGTTTTCATTTCCGAAATTGGAAGTGACTCGTCTTCCCCCACCTGTACGATATATTTTTCTTTCCAGGGAATTGTAAGTGTGATTCCACCTCTTCCGGGACTTAAAGATCTTTGTGACCGTATATGAGTCACATATTCCACCGGAAAAAAAAGATTATCAGAGGAACCGGGAAGCCTGATTTCTATCGAAAACCGTTTAGGTGGAATGGAAATATCGGTTCTTTTGGATATTGATATTTTCTCCATAATATAATTAGAATATAGTTATGTTATATCGGAGGGGAAGTTTTAGAAGGAGGTAAGGGCCCTGGGTTATATCCGTGACCGTGTTGGTTGAATGATTTTTTATTGGAGATTAGATCTTTTTCAGACTCGATCAAACCGCTGGATTTTATATCTCCATCGACTTCTAAATTTCCTGTAATTTTGGTATTTGCGGTTATTTCTAAATCGTTTAGATTGATCTTTGCTTTTGAGTTTAAAAAATCGATTTCAAGAATTATTGTCTGGTCCTGGTCATATAACTCTAACTTATTTGTGGTTTGCCTTGTTAAATAACCGGATTCATGAAAGTCTATTATATCTGTTTCGGGATTTAAAAATGAATATTTTCTAGAAAACTCGTTTAGGTTTAATAAATCGGAATCCTTGGTCGGAAACGGAAATACTTTCGTAACTACGGGACTACGATACGAACCTCCTATAAACTCGATTAAAACGAGTTGATTTTTTTTGATCCCATAAGCCCTACCGTGTGCCTTTCCATCCGGATATAAAAAGGGACCTAACGTTCTCACCTTTAAAAAAATTTCTCCGAAAGTGGTGAGTACGTTCACACGAAAACGGGGAAGTATTTCGGTAACGGTTGCAAACACACTGGGTGTAATTTTGGAATCATTAGAATGTGGTTTTTGTTCAAACTCAAAAGAGTCGTTTGTAAAATTTCCCCTCATACGGATAGAATATAGCTAGTACCGGTTATCGATTCTATTTTTATGTTAAAATAATACGTGTCTTTTTCCTGTAGGATATTCAATAGATGGGCCGTTTTTACCCTAGGGTCGGATCTGAACTGACTTAATAGATTTTGAATGTGTTTATTTTTTAACATTTCGTCTAAAATTTCCCCCGGTAAAATCGGATTACCTAACGTTTTATCCGAAAGGTATGAACCCTCCACCATGTCGATTATATCTAACTTTTCGTTTACTAACGCCTCATCCCCCATAACCAAGGCAAGGTCTCCTGTAGGTGAGATTTCAATTCCCCTATTTTCGTTTAATTTTAGGTCACACCCGATAATCGTGATCTCTAAGTCTTTCGGATTCGGGTTATCGGGTAAGGGAGTATATATATTCGTATTTTTACCGTAGGGAATTTTAATCGCTCTTCTGTCTAAATTTACAGTATCCCTACTCGTATTAAATTTTGCTAATGCTTGACCTAAGTTTTTATCCCCTAATGTTTTTTCGGCTACGTTTTCCCAGCTATCGCCTGAACTTACTTGATGGATTTTATATTCGTTGTCTATGGATGAGGAGTTTAAAGTAGCTTTGATTTCTGTTAATATCTCTTGAATCGTAATCGTATATCTATACACGTCGTTATCAATCCAGTCGCTTAGATCCGCGTTTTGTTTTAAGGACATCGCTTCTATAGATCCTGTAGAATCCACAGGGATTAATACTTGTGCGATTAAACGATTTAAGGAATTCGAATCATTGATTGCAGTATCTAGTTTTTGTCTAAATTCAGCCTCATGACCTGCTGACCTTTTAGAAGTAATCTCTATTTTTTCTAAAATTTCTTCCTCGCTGAATCCCCTTTTTTTAGTTTTGATTCCTAATTCGTTTTTAGCGTTTTCGAATGTTTTTCTGGCCAGCTTTCCTTGTGTGTTAAATTGATCCTTCATTCGTGGCCAGGACGTTAGTACCCTTTTTGTAGAACTGGCAAAAACTTGTACTCCGTTTGCTACTCCTAGTAATGCACCTGATAGTTTTAGAGGTAGGTTGACTATATTTTCGAGTTCGTTCATAAGCCCTGATATGGTTCTAAAAACGTTAAAATTCGATCTTACCGATTTACTTGTTATTTGTGTTTCTAATTCTTTTACGGTTACAAGGGTAAGAGAATACTTGTAAGTATTTGTATCGGAAACGGATCTTGAAATCGTAAATCCGTTATTTGGTATGACTACCTCTACGATTCTATTCCTGTCGTAATCTCGAAATACTAGAGCGTGTGTTCTAAAACTGAATCTTTTTTCATAAAATAGGGAAACGATTTTAGAAGCTTGGGAATCGTTTGAGGTATATTCTACCCTTTCTAAACTTTTACTATAATGGAGTAAGAACATGAAGTCCTGGAATTCCTGTAGACCCGATCGAAAGTCTCCCCCTCCAAAACTCAAATAACTGCTTCTTAATTTGTTATAATAACTTGTAAGCTGATTTTTAACGATACTTTTAGCGGCTGTAAATGCGGACTGTACAAATCCAGATCCTCCCGAAATAGAACTACTCGGTTTTGAGGGGAGTCCTAAATGGTAAATATGAAATTCACCCTCTAGTTTAATTTCGTGGTTATCGGGTCCATAGTCTATGACTACACTCGAACCGAACGTTTTAGAAATACTCGTTCTATATTTAAAATTTTCTGTATATGTTAGGGGTCCGTTTACAAAAAAGTATTCGTTAGTCTCGATTGTATTTAGGTTATAGTCTCCGTTTTTTTCTTTTTCGTAAAAGGCAAAAGAAAATACGTTTTGAGGTTCATACGAATTGAGTCCTAAAAGTGTATTTACACCCGATTGAGCAAGATCCGCGATTCCCACTTTTTCTATATTGTATGTAAATAGTCTTTATCGGGAATTTCCCGATAATTGATTTTTGAATATACATTCAAAGATGAGTGGCCCTACCTTACGTTCCCAAAACGGAATTAGAATATAGACTAGCGATTCAAAACTATCTAATCGCTTCGGGTTCGAGACTTTCTAATTTTAATCCGGGTTCTCGTATATATACTTGGATCTGTGCGATCGCAAGCGTCTTAGCAGAGGGGGATTTAAGAACCTTAAACGGATTTGATTATTCGATCCGAGAAGGAATTTACAACGCATTAGGTTTTAATAGACTTCCCGGTCTAAAATCAGTCGGTATCGTTCGAATCGAACATAAAGGTCATATAGAGAATATAGAAATTCCTATTTTTACTTTAGACCTTTTCGGTCTTTTATTTGAATCCATATCCCCCGTTACTCTTTTAGTCGGACAAGAATATTTAGAAATCGAGATTAGGGCCAAAGAACCCGGCACAGACTACAATATACGTAGACTATCCATCAATACGGAAGAGGGATTAGGCTCTTTAAATATTCAACTTCCCGCAAATATTTTGATTTGGAATCCGAGTGATTTTACGGGAGGTAGTAACAAGGAAACCGAAGAAAGTAGGCTTAAAAGATTTAGAAATTTTATCATTTCTCTGGGTAGATCCACTCCACTCGGTATCTATACGGCCGTGATTTCGATTCCTGGGATTGCGGGCGCTCAAATCACGACGAATAAAAATCCGTATTCCGGTGTTCTTGAATTTGGTTGGATCAATATTTATGTATCCGATGGTACCTCAAACCCACCTCAAAGTCTTTTAGACTTGGTTTTAAAAACGATCGAAGGGGATCTAAACGATCCTGATAATTTTCCAGGATTTTCGGCAGCCGGTACTTGGGTAAACGTTTTTAAAATACCAGTTCTTGGAATCACAGTTCGTTTTCATCTGGACGTCTTAAATATCTCTCAACTTACCTTAGTGGAAGCGAACACAATTGCAACTAACGCACTTACCTCCTATTTAAATACTCTTTCGATCGGTTTTGACGTTTTACTCAAACAAGTCGAGGCGACGATTCTAAAAAGCCATCCCGATTTTTATAAAGTAACGATCCTAGAATTCTACGGTAAACTGGCAAATCAACCGGTCCCAAACCCGATTCCTTTTCCCAGTGACATTTCGGTTCCTCCTACCTATCTCCCTCGTACGGGAGGATCGTCCCTAGGTGTGATTACATGCGAAGTTTCTAAAGTGGATTCGTTATGAATAAACTACTCGATAAACTTCCTCAGTTTAATCCGACCGATCCGACCTTTCAAAGTCTTTGGGGAAATTTAGATAGACCCGAACTTTCCCCCGTTACGAATATCAACGATATAAACAAAGGCGCCCTCTATAACGGTGTGGAATGGCATTTATGCTTTCAGGAATTTGCCTCTAAATGTTCCACTCTCACACAATCGGAGGGTCGTTTCCTTGTAAAATGGGCAAACCTTTTAGGAATCGAAAGACCGACCGGAATGAACGATCCGGAATTTGTGGGATATATCCTAGGTTATGTGTTATCAAACGAACCTACACTTACAAAAATCTCTCAAATTTTCCAAAGACCGGATTATGCGGTTTTAAGATGTAACGAACTTGGATTTACAAGCGACGTTTCCGCAACCGATACGGGTCTTTTTCTTCCGGGTCCTAACACAAAAGCGGTCTCAAGTATCGTAACCCCTCTATTAGGAGTTAGTTATATACTCGTAGAGGATTTCTCATCCATTTCCAACGTTCAAATCACCGAACTCAATCGTATCTTAGCGGCGGGGATCGCCGTTTACATAGGGGCTAAAAATGCAGACTGAAATTTCACTTACCTCTAACGAAATAAAAACATACTATCAAAACGTTTTTCAAAAGATAAATGCCGATGACATAAACAGGCTATCGGGTGCTTTAAGTGACGATTCCTATATCCGAATTCTTTTAACTTCGATCCTTTATAGTATCGGTAGAAATACCGACACAGCCATCGGTTATAAGGTTAGTTTACAAAATCAGAATACGATTTTAGTCGGTAACGGTATTTTCATAAAATCGGATTCTGTTTATATTTTTCCGGAAATCTCCCTTACCCCAAACCCGAATTCGGTTGTAGGTATTTTTGAATTGGAATTTGAATCCGTTTTGACCGATGAAAAATCAGTCGCCGTTTTTAATTCTCAAACCGAAAGATTTCAACCACAACCAAAACCCACTCGTAAAACGTATAGAACCCGTCTATATGAACAATGGTTAAATACGAACGGAAATCCTTTAGTCACTCCAAATAGAAACGGTCTTTTAAGATATACGAGAAGCGGTGGGAATATTACAAATCTTGTAAGAACTCTACCCGTATATGATCCGAAACTTGTAGGTGTAGACGTCGTTTTAAACCCGAACATATTAGATAACACTTCCTTATCCAGTGCAATAAACTGGCTTTATAATTATATTGAATCCAAAAACTTCATTAAAACCACTCCTTCAAGCGGTTTTGATAACGCCAATTTTAGAATCAGGACTCAAGGAAATTTTGCGTATTGGAGTAAGGACGAGGGAGCAAACTGGCTCCCTTTCGCATAACCCCACCTATCGGTCCTTCCTCACCCGTAAGCGGTGCGGGAGGCCATTGGGTGGGGAATTTTGGTTCAAATCGTTATGACGTATTTCCAAAAGGTAGTTATTCTGTGGGAGATACCTGGCACGTCGTGGATGCTCATCTTGATTATGGTACGACTGTAAACGATTGTAATCTTTGCGGTGGTTATGATTCCTGTTACAATCTTGGACCCTGGTTTTCTTGTCCGGATTGTCCTGGAGGATACTCACAATCCACAAGTGTCGGTCTTTGTTGGACGGGGGGTGGTTTTGTTTTTTGTTGCACATCAACTTGTTGTAGACATCTATGCAATTCTTGTTATATACCGAATTGGTATACACGATATAGGGTTTTGAAATACGAATTTTTTACCTGGAAACTACTTTCCACATACCAAATCCAAGGTCGTTTTTGGAGTTAAATAAATGAATGAAAAAAAAGATTTAGATCGTCGTTTAGAGATTTGTCTTTCTTGTTCTTTAGTTTTGAAAGGTTTTCTTTCCGAGCGTTGTAGCGTTTGCGGTTGTTTCGTTAGATTAAAAACAAAATTAAAAAATGAATCTTGCCCGATTAAAAAATGGATGTGAATATATGAGTTGTTGCGGAGGAAAAACGAACACTATGAATCAGGATTTAATTTTTCAACAAATCGGCCAGGTTACTCAAATCGCCAAAAACAAAGGATTATCAGAAAAAGACGCATCAAACGAAGCGTATACCTTTGTTAAAGGTCTACTATCTAAAACAAGTGAAATCATTTTAAAAAACCCTAATTTAAATAAGGAACTCATTTTTCATCAAATGGCCACACAAGCTTTTAGTCTTTATCATTCTAAAGACGAAACAGTAGAGATTTTAGATTCGGTTTTTAAATCCGTTTTAGAACAGATAAATTTATCCAAAATTCTTTCACAAGAGTTCTTAAACCTAAAATGATCCTAAGAGAGTTTTTTAAATTTATTTTTTCCGCAAGGGTCACCTCAATCGTTTTGTTTAAAAAAAAGAAATTCAGTTTAATTTTTAGAAACTACTTTTCTTTAGGTTTGATCGGTTTTCCGATTCTTTCCTTTAAAATAGAAAAACAGTTTCAATCCCGTTTTAAAAGTTTTTCTGTAGCTTTATTCGGTTTAGAAGTGGTGATTCTTATTTTTTAAATTATTAAATTCGTATTGAAAGCCTTCTAAACCTATTATTTTAATTATAAAATCTATATGAAATTTAGAATTTTATCTCATTTTTATTTAATAAAAACTAAAGTTACTAAACCGATTTCATAAAATTTAATTGTAAATATCCGTTTTTTTAGGATATGTATTTTAATGAATTGAGGTCAAAACACTTGGAAGAAAAACTTTACGTCATTTCCTATACAGACCAAAATAATAGTAAAATTTTCCCGTTCGGTAATTCTACCTTTACTCTTCAAAACTCTATTTTCGAAATTGATAAGATTTGTTCACAGAATATAAACTTCGAAAATTTCCAACTGATTCAAACAAACTTTGTAGAATCGAAAAATAATAATCCTGAAATAGAAAACGCGGCTAGATTCGCCTTGGAATTCGCAAAGATCCTAGAAAAGTTAAATTGATTGAATATATTTCGAATTATTTTAATTAAAAAAACAATATGAAATCTAGAATTTTATCTCATCATTTTTTTGGTTTTCTTTTTGAACTACAATCCCAACCCAAAGAAGAGATAATATATCAAAATCTTTCCGTTGTATTTAGAAATCCCAAAAGAAATTTGGAAAGTTAGAAAGGTTTAGTAGATTAAACTTACGGTATAATCCAAATTTAAAACAACAGAGGAGAATATCCGAAAATTATTTCTGAATCGAAATTTCCCCTTAAAAATAAATCAGATCCGTTAGTTATCCAATACTTGATTTATATAAATATCAAAAGCCTTATCAAACATTTCTTTCCAACTTTTAAACTTCGTATTTTGACTAACAAACGTATCCCAATCCTTACTTTTTTCTAATTCCTTAAAATCTTCCTCTGATTCTATGATAAAACCTGATCTTTTTAACATCTCTTCTAAAGTGGAATAATTCGTATATTCGGTTATAAATTCTTCTGAAAATAATTCCAATAAACTGATTTCCTGAATCTCTTTTATTTTTTTTATTTTATTCAATTTTTTTTGAAATTCGTCAAAACCTTCTAGTTTTATCATACAAAATAACTCCTAATGAATAGGAGCGAATTTGATCTTTACCAAATAATTTGTAAATATTTTTATTTAATGTTTTAATATATACTAATAGTTTATCTTGGAAATCTTCTTTAATTCTTGAATATACTCAATTATTCGAATTCTTTTTGTTGTAAAAACTTTTCGTAGTCACCGAGCAAATTTTCTTTTGTAATGAAATCTATTAGATTGTCTCTATCCTTAAATTTTTTGTCTACATTCATTAGAATGTCATCAAATAAAGAGTGGGTTAATTTTTGAAAATATAACCCCTCTACAAGAATTGCCCTTAGATGTAAAACTTCCGGGTGGTGTATAAAATGTTCCTGGTTCATATTTTTTTAATATACTCAAAATATCCGGTATCGGTTGACTAAAAAAGAAGTGGAATAGTGGAATTATCCTCAATTTCTTTTAGTTTTGTCTGTAAGGAATGTTTAATATGTGATAGGTCTTGTATGATAATTCCTAACTTAGCAAGTATTGCCGTGGAGCCCACTCCTTTGTCGGAACAAAGAGCGATCGAGGCCGCTAGCTCTTTTGAAATATCCGGAGAAAGGGTAGAAATATCGTTTCCTAAGATTTTTTGGTAGTTTTTCATAATATTCTCAAGTATCATTTCTAACATCTTTTGATTCGCTGATGCTTTTTCCCTAGAACCGATCGTCTTTAAAGCCTCCTTTTGTACGTTTGATTCCACTGAATCAATATCAAAGTTTTCGAATTCTCCACTTTGTAATTCCTTGATATAACCCTGTAGAGCGCTTGCGGCTCGACTTCCGTATTTGGATCTATTTTCTTGGAACCATTTAAAAGCCCTAATTTGTATGGTTTGATTCGGTTTGTCGTTTGCGTCTTTTGCAAACATCCCGATTGTTTCGGCTACCCCTAGAGGTAGGGACTTATCTTTTTTTTGTACGAGATTAAATAATTCGGGAGAAAGATTATTTAAAGCGAGTCTTCTATTTACCTCGCCTAGTTTGATTCCTAATTCCTCCGAAATTTGTTTGGCTTCCCATCCGTTTTCTATGAGTTTGCCATACGCCTTAGCCTCGTCTGTCGGGAGTACGTTTCTTCTTTGGTTTTCAGAGATTTGAGCGATCAGCCTATCATTACTGGAGGCAAAACTTTTTTCTACAACCGGTATTTCAAAAAATTCAGGTAAATGCCCCTCTTCTATTAACTCTTTTACCGCTTCGTATCTGTGGTGACCGGCGACAACCGTCCACTTACCTTCTTGTAGATCCACAGATAAAGGAAAACTAGGATCATATCCTTTATCTTTAATTTTAATTTTTAGGGATTCGATTTGATTTCGGTCGTAATTTTTTTTATCCGTATATTGTTCGATGGCTCTGATATTTCTAAAGGGTAGTTTATTGATATGGGAATTCCTTTTTTTTGGGGGAGATTCATTTTTAATCTCATTTTTGTTTTCTAGTTCGGGATCTTTTTTATCTATCCTCCATCCTTTCACTGTCTTGATTCTTGTTTTGCCGTCCCTCCAAACCGATCTGTCTCCCAGTTGAGCGGCGGGTCTTCCTAGTTTTGATTTGAGTATTTCATCTAATGTGAAACAAGATTCTAATATTATGGACTTAAGTAGTTTATAGAGTTCCGTTTCATTTGTATTTTTTAAATCGTTTACGATTTCACTTTTTTCGACTTCTATGTATTGGAAATCTTTACGTTCCTTTTTTAAAATAAAACGTAGATCTAAAAGTTTTGATTTTAAAATTTCTATTTTTGGATTTATAAACTCTTTTGGTATATCTTTTCGATTTAAAAAATATTGAAACCCTTCTTCGTCTAATGCAACAATACTCCCAAGACCCTTCCAATTTTTAGGATAGTGTTTTAGATATGCTTTTTTAGCGATCTTTTCATTTCTAAACCCTAACATCAATTTATGTTCGTCAAAGTTTCCATCCCTGTCTTTTTGATTGATTAGGTAGTATGTGTTCTTATTTTTTTCAGGTCCAAGAAAAACCCCTATACTCTCCTCACCGCTAGATTTTTGTATATATCCATAGTCATAAAATAACTTCCCTTTCCAGGATTTTCCGTTTAAATCAAACCCGTTCCGATAACTTCCCTTTTCATTTTCAATTTTTACTACTATCGCATTTTCCTCTAATAGAGAGGATTTTTGTAGAAGAAAGTCATCGGATTCTTGATTTTCTAGATTTGTGTTTTTAAGGATCTCTACCAAATCCAAAGCACCTAAATTTTCGAATTCTTTAGAGAGTGCTATTTTTGCTTCGGGGGAGAGAGTTTTTTTTGAAGATTGAAATACTTTTTTTAAACAAGAATTTTGAAGTAAATAAAGTTCTTCTCCAACCTCCATGTTGTCATCCATGACGGTATCTTGCCAATAGGGATTTTCCTTTGTCATGGCAAGATGAACCTTATCTAAAATGATTTCCGCTAACTCATTTGTTATTTCTTCTTTTTGTAATACCTTCAAAAAACCTTATAACAGATCTTTAGGGGTTATGATTTCCTTATCCTCATAGACCACTTTTTTAAATTCTCTTTTTTGGTCCCGGTCGAGAGAGGAATAAAATCCTTTGATACTTCCGGTTTGTAGACTAGTTCCATACGGTAAAACCAAAACGACTGGATTTATTTTATGAATTTGTCGAAACGGTTTGACGACTAACCTTTCCAATTTTTCCACAAGATTCAAAATATTGATAATTCTTGGATCATAGTAGAGTAACATCACTTGACCCGGTTTTTGGGTCTTAAACATTAATTTATGATAATATATACTAATCGCAAGTTTTAACATTCCGAAAAGATAAATTGGAAAAACAAAGAGTAGTTTTAGCTTTTCCATAAATTGAACTAATCTTTCATTTTGTGAATTTTTACATACCTGTTTCATTATTCTCTCGTATTTAAATTAGCTAGAGGTTTCATTTTAAAAATTTTGGGTTTGTCCCTATCCTCCCCGCTTCCGGATTCTATAAAGCCGGTGATTCTAAAACTAGGATGATATTCGTAAATGATACTATATCCGTTTTTGGGTTTATCGGCGATCCATTTGATTTTAGAATCCCCAAAAACTTGAAAGTCCTGTCCTTGTATGTGTTCTTTGATAGAGGATTTTTCTTTTGAGATGATTTTTTCCACTTTTTTAATCGGTGAATACGATACTTTGTCATAACTACCGTATTGATAGGGGATAAACTCAGAATGTGTGAGTGTAGAGATCAGTAAGGTGATCATATCCCCTTGGCTCAAGTTATATCCTACACCCATGACGGCCATAAGCTCGCCATCGTTAAAAGTTATCTGGCTATTCCCAAAAATCTTTTTTGCGTCCTGTTCTGTTCGGAATGTTTTGTATCCTACCTTAACCGGAAATATAAACTTCAGTTTTAATCGAAAAAGTCCGTTGACCCTATATAGAAACTGGATCGAGTTGAGTGTAAAACCGGAATAATCTTGTTTTGTAGTTTCCCCATTTTCGTTTACCTTAAATACTTCCACCACTCCTACGATTGCACCTAGTGGAATTTTTGGATAGAGGGAATATTCGTTTTCTCCATAGACTTCCAAAGTGATTTCCTCGATCATGGAAACCTCATAATTTAGTAAAACCGCATTCCAAAACTTTAATGTTTCTTCCACTTCGATATAATCTTCGTATATCCTTTTAATCGTTAGGGGTTTATGGGTTTCTCTTGAGATAAGATTTAAACTATGAATTTTATGAATGGGACTAAACCGGGTATATACCCGGTTATGTTCCACCTTGTAGGCTAGTTCTTCCTTTATTTCCAAGGTCTCTTGAAAATTACGTATGAGTCCGTCATAACAAAATTTACAATCCGGTAGTCTTTCTTCTGTCGGACAGGGACAAGGAGTTAGTCTATACCAAAGGCAGGACTCCCCTCTTCGATCCAACATTTCCTCATTCGTTAGAGGAGTTAAAACGTTCGGTTTTGTAGTGAGATTAAAGGGGGTATTTCCCCCTTTGCCCGATTTTCTCAAACCCTTTTTAGTCTAGTGGCTTGTGTTACAAATTCATTATATTTCTTGTCGTAACCTTTTCTCAGTTCGAATTCCACTCTAAGACCGATCGTTATCTCTTCGTCTTTTATCGAAGAATATTTTGCGTTAAAAAAATATTCCCTACCGTTAGATTCGATAAAGCCGTAACCACCTTTATTGACGTTACGATTCCAAGGGATATAGCGAATTACGTTTCCTGTTAGATTGTTTTTAGTTTCCAAGTGATATAATTTGAGAGCCAGGAACTTTCTAGTTCCATAGCGCACGTAGGTTCCTCCCAGGTACCTACCTTGTAAATTACACCGGATTTTATTATCGGGCCGTATTTTTTTTCTAATCGAATCCTTTCCCTATTCGCTTCCACGTTTTGTCTAAAAATTTCATCGGTTCTGAGTCTTTCTTTTGCGTCTCTTATTCTACCTTCTCTAAATATTTCACTAATTTCATCGTTTTCGTCTTCTTCAGTTTCTTCGGATGTGAATGATTCGTATTCATGGGAACAGTTTGGGTGTAACGGACAACAGAATTGATAATTTTTGAATTTTAGATTTGCGTTATTTTTTCCGGGCCATACGGCTATATTTGTATTCTTGTCACCGCTAAACTTATCACCTCCCAGAAATTTAAGTCCTAGGCTCTGCATATATTGGGGATCGTTTAAATGTTCTTCGGATATAAAAACCCGTGCGACTTGTCCTTTAAATTCGATACACTTGTCACAACTGATAGGATGTAGGATTGTATAGGACAATTGTTAGTAGTTTCCTCCTCCAAACTTTACATAGGAAGGAGTCTTTTTTTCGTTTATAAGATAGAGTAGTTTTCCGTTGTTAAAATTTATCGATAGTTCCGTATATGCAAAACGAGTCATGTCCCGGTTTAGGTGATTTGTGACTAACTCTTCGTATTCTTTTTCTCTTTTACTTCTTTGTTCTTCCGAAATATTTTCTTCGAATAAACCAAAAGCTTTTTTGATTTCTGTGTCGTCGGGTGAAAGCATTATACTTCGTATTTCTTCCTCGGTTGCGTTTCTTTCCAGACATTCGGCGATCTGTTCCCTATACATTTGAGTGACGAGTTTATACGCCTTACCTTTTCTTTCCCCGTTTTGATCATAGATCGCAAGCCACTCCGCTCCTTTTGATTTCCCATAGAGAAGACTATAGGTTTGTTCGTCGGTTAAATGGAGAGTTTCTTTGAGTGCTTCTATATCCTCAAGTCCTGGTAAATTGTATGTTTTGGAGGTTTCTGAAAATTCAGGTAGAGTCATTTTTTTTAGATCGTCTTCATACTCCCCTTTTTCAATTAAAGCCTGTGCGATATATCCCAGAATAGACGTTTTATCCCTGAGTTCCAAATAGATCCGATTCCAGTCTTTCGCCAAAAAATCAAAAATTTCCTGATCTTTTGTCTCTAAATCCTCTCTTCTAACAACACCTTGAGGAAATTCCAATCTATCTTTTCTTTTCGAATATGTGCTATAATCGGTAAAAAGATCCGGTTTGATTTCAAGCGTTCTCGGATAGTAGGTAGGTCTTGTGAGTAGTTCCCCGAAAAAACGTCTTCTTAAAACTCCCATCACATCCGACCAAATTGATTTTAAGACGATGAACTCTACATTAGGATTACCTAATACTGAATATTGTAGTCCTAAAAAATAATAGAGTAAGGCATAACTAAATTCCCTAAGTACCCTATATTCAGAGAGTGGGGATTCTCTTTTCATGATTTAGTGGGAAAGTAATTTATCCAATTTCCAAAGAAATATATGAAGTATCGTATCTCTGTCGGGAATACTTGATATTGACGATACTAGACTATCATAGAGGGTTTGTCTTTGAGTTTCTTTTAGATTTAAAACCAGATTTGAAATTAAGGTTTCTTCTTGTGCGGGTCTTAATCCTTTTTCTTCCAAATATTTATATAACTTGATTAAAAAAACATAAAATAGAGTGTCTCTTGGTTCTTTATTTACGACCCCGGATAGAAGTTGATCGTATAGGATTTGTCTGTCTTTTTCCTCTAATTGTATGATCCATTTTGATAGTTCGAATTTATTTTCCGTTTCTTCCATAAATTTTTTCCTACGGTTTATTTACTTAAATTCGAATATACCTCCCCTTTCAACATATCGGGTTTTAAAAGTATAGGATTATCTTACAAAATTTTGCCCTACTCCGTATCTTTTTAGGGTTTCTTTTCTTAAATTTTCTATCGTTTCCGGTTTTTGTCTTTGGATTTCTTTTAATACATCCTCTTTTTTTCTCGTTATGATTAGATTTGATTTTCCCACAACTTTCAGCGCGAAATACCGTAGTGCGTCCATTGTGTGGTTATTATATTTGATCGGGATTTCTTTTGGGTTTTTTCCTTCTTTTGGTTCCTCCCAAGAATATATTGAAAATTCCTCTAACGTATGCACACAAGTATCAAAAATTCTTAATTTCATTCCTTCTTTTGCCTCTAAAAGTTTAATCAAGGCTTGTATGCCTGTGGTTATATCCTTTTCGGCCGCTATCGTTAAATAACCACATTCCGCCATAGTGGCCCTATCTTCGGAGTCATGATCGGCTATGATAAAGAGGTTCGGTTTTTTCCTTTGATTTAGTATTTCACAGTGTACCCTTACCGTTTTTTCTGTTTGATAGTGTTCGTTTGTTAAATACCAAGTTTCATTGGATTGATCGTAATAAAGCCAGAGAAACACAAATGGATTTGTGTATCCAAAATCAACCGCACCCGCGCTGTCCCAAGTTTGTGGAATCTCGAACGGTTTTACGATCGCTTGTTCATAGTTCTTATAGACAAGTCCTTCCACATCCACCCATAACCCTTTATACAACCGATCTCTTTCAATTCCTGTGAGTTCCGATAACAGTAGTTTATATTCTTCGGTTAGATATGGATTATCAAGTGGAGTCCAAGACCTCCGGCTCATTTTTCCCATTCTTTGAATACTCAGTGTTTCACAAGTTTCCGGGTCTTGTTTTAAAACGAAATATTTGTAAATCCAGTGGTAACGATTTCTTGGGTTACAATCGATTATGATTTTATTATTTAAATCCGGTCTTACGAATGAGAGTCTTGTTTTTAATTTTTGATAGGTGGAATAGGAAATTTGTGTGGCCTCATTTATAAAAATCGAATTAAATTCGGTTCCCATGATCTTTTCCACTCTTGTGGAATCGTCAAGACCCGCTGCGTAGATTTCGGAACCGTTTTGTAAAGTGATGATTAATTCGGATTCATTGAGTTCATAGTCGCTTCCTCTTCTAAACCCCATATCATTCAGACATGGTAGGATCGTTTGTCTCCATACGGACATTTTTAAATGATTGAGTCTAAATCTGGCGATTAAATGACGAGATCCTTTAGACAAAAAAGCACGGGAAAGGATCGATTTTATGACAAGGTAAGTTTTACCGCTTCTTGCTCCACCGTCATAACAGATTTCCTGAATGTTACCGTTTGCCCAGTCCTCTACTAAGGCAATACACTGTTTTTCGGAAAAAATAGATTCTTTGGATATTACATTTTTATGATTCTTTTTGTATTTGATTTCTTGTAGTTGTTTTTTTGACACCTACAGGATCTTGATTCAGCAACTTTTCAATCGTTCCGGGTGTTTCCCCTACCCCCGTTACGATTTGTATGTTTACTTGATTTTTTTCTTCCGAGTTATTTTGTTCCGTTCGAATTGTATCAGGGACTGATAAAGATCGGAGTAACTCTTTTATATGTGTGTATCTTGATTTACTTAAAATTGATAATTCTAAATTCGAAGTTTTAGGATTTGTCATTCTTTCTTTGTAAATTTCTAGGTATTTGGTCGCCTCTAGATTGATTTTTGCGATCGCATCGGCTAAATTCGTCAATATTTGTAAGTCGTAAGCTTTCTTTAAATTTTCTAAAATTTCTTTTCGTTCAAAGTTCCATCCGTTATATTCTATAATATTATCTAACTGTTTGTAAGTGATTTTGTATTTCTTACAGATTTTTTCTCTTCTGATCCCCTGTATATATTCAATACGTAAATTTGCCAGTTCTATATCTGACAAACTTTCGGTTTTTTTGACTCCATTTCTTTTTTTACTTTTTAGGATTTCTTTTTTAGCCGTTTTTTTAATGACCTTTTTTTTCATTTTAGGGTATTTTTTAAGACACTAAAATCAGATTCGTTTTTTCTAAATTGTTTTTAGCTTCTAAACAAGACCTCTCGTCTAAATCGATTCCTAAAAAGTTTCTTTTTAGTTTTAATGATGCCCTTCCTACCGTTCCTTCCCCTGTAAAAGGATCAAATACGGTTCCGTTTTTTTTGGTTCCCGCTAATATACAAATCTCAAATAACTCGATCGGTCCCACCGCGGTGTGTCTTGTTTTGGAATTTGGAGTCGGAATTTGCCAAACGCTTCTTCTTCTTGCGGTAAAATCGTTATTTTTGATTTTATTCTCTAAGATTCTTTTTTTTATAACAGAAGGATTTTCGGCATTTGTAATTTCGTAATTTTTAAGTGGTTTTGAATTTTGTACTAAAATTTGTTCCATTTTTGTTTTCGAATTGTTATTAATTGCAAGAGGTACCGATACGTTTTTCAGATTTAGATAAAATTTTTTTAAATCCAATACGAAAAACAATACGTATTCGTGCGAATTTGTAAACCTTCGTTTTACAGCTTCCGGTTTACAAGAACCTATATTTCCGTTTTTGGTTGTGATTGATTTTGCCCAAATAATTTCTTGAATAAATAGGAATCCAATATTTTCCATCATATCAATAAACTGACTCGGTATTTTTAATGCCTTACCTCCTTTAAACTTTTCTCCTATATTCACGAATACCGTCGCATTTATTTTCAGTAGTTTTTTTGACTCCAGAAAAATTTTTTCGAGATTCTTTAGATAGTCTGAGACACTTTTTTCACAACCGATTTCTAAATTTTTATCGGGGTGGAATATTTCTAAATATTCTCTTTTTTGAAAATAAGGAACAGAGGTCACTAAACAATCGATTTTGTTTCTATATCCCGGTAGATATGTTAATCCGTTTATGACTTTCGATGAATCTCCTTGTAGTATTTCAAACTTCATGCGATTCTCTCGTAGCAGTAATTAGCGATCGATTCGAATAGATTTTTAGAACAATGCCATTTACCTGATTCTAATTCTGCTAGATAGGATTGTGAATACCCTAGGGCTTGAGAAAGTTGAAACTGTGTAAGACCCGCATCTTGTCTTAGTTGTTTAATTTGTAATGCGGTTTCTAGATTTTCTTCTTTAAAGTTTTTGTCATACAATACGGACTTAGCGGCTTGTGCGCTTTCATGAATAATCTTTTTTAATTTCCCTACCCATTCATAACTTAGATTTTTACCGCTTACGTTTAATAGAAAATTTCCATTCGATAATCCTGATAGATTGATTCTTAGATTTTTAATTCTTTTTTTGGACCATAGAGTTTCTAACTCCTCTAAATCCACGGTTTTTACTTCTTGATTGTGGAATTTTTTTAGATCGGATTGAATCGTTTTTAAGGAGAGGGATAATTTTTGAGAAACTTCCTCTATCTTTTTTTTATTTAAGAGTTTAAGACTGAGGATTTCCGGACAATAAACTTTATATACTCTTACTCTTGAATTGTGTCCTATATAAGGTTTGAGTATATTTCTACGGATTAGATACCCTAACTCATCCCCCGGCTCTACTTTATATCCGTCGATTTGAGTCCATCCAAGTAATTTTACCGCTTCTATCCTATGTTCACCCGATAGACAAAGATACGTTTCCATTTGTGAATCGTATTTTACGGAAATAGGTTCGTGTAGTCCTTCCTTTTGTATATTATTTGCTAATTCACGAACGTATCCGGGTTTTCTTTTTTGGAATAACTCCTTATTTTTTTCATGATACCTAATTTTGTGAATCGGTATCTGTTCTATTTTTAAATCATTTTTTATTACGTGTAAGAATGGTAATTCTTGCATACTCCCTTGATATTTTTTTATCTAAAAGGGTCCTTTCGTTTTTTTTCATTCTTTAAAAAAAGTTAAGGACTCATCCTTTTTTTACCCACCATTCCACAAAACGGTTTTATTCCATTTTACGAATATAGTTTCAATAAAAGAGATTTTCGCACGTTTTTTAATGGTTCCAGTGTTCGATTTTAAATCTAATTTTTGTCACCTCTCTTTTATTATGCCGCTTTACCGTTTTTCCAAACCTTTGTTTTTATGGGTCTGTAATTCGTTTTTTTGGAATATACGTATTTTTGTACTGAATATTCTACTCCTAGGGGTGCGTCTTTTTGTAACTCTATAGCTTTCTTAATCGCATTTTGTAATCCGTCAATACCGGTAAAAAATTCATGACCCGCCGATCCCCAAACTCTGGGTGAATTATTTTTAGGTGCTAAGTGCTTGTAGATATGATACTCTTCTCTATCTTCCATCTTTTTCACTTTTTTGGTATTTGACCATTCTTTGTCTTTCGAGTATTCGAATCGCGTCATATCGACTTACATACATAATCTCACCGTCCTTATCTTTTACAAAAAAGGTATCAGATCCTTTTAAAGGTTTTTGAATTGTTATCTCTTGTTCTTTTTTGTAGAGAACCGGTTCTAATACGTTTTGGATGGTTGAATTTAAAATACTCATGCGACTATTTCCTTTGTTGTAACTTTTTTATTTTCAATAGTTGATTTTTTCACTTCCGAGTTACTTACAAGAACCGGATACACTTCGTTTACGAATTTTTCAAAAAGTATCTTTTTAGTTCCTTCGTATTTTAGAGGATCTGGATTTTGTTCGTAAAATTCTAATTGTTGTTTCAATAATTTAGTTTTACCCCATACTAAAAAACATTTGTAGGGATCTAGGTCTTTGATCTCGATTGGTTTGTCTGACATTGGTTTACTCTCGTTGTATTTGGTTTGGTTTGTTTTTTCATTTCGCATTCTATTTTTTTCATATTGTTTCTCTTTCCTTTCAAATAACCTGGACCAAAACTTAGAGATTGATTCAGGGCTTAAAGACTGTTCATACCAAAACTTTGAATCTTGTTTTCTCAGTTGGATGAGGATTTGAATCTTACTTTCGATTATTTTCCAATCTCCTTTGGATATTTCAAAGAGAGAGTTTAAGGCTTTTAAATCTGGGTCCGATTGTCCCATTTCGCTTCCGTGTTCTTTCAAATAGTAGTTCTGGAAATTAGTTAGCCAAATGGATGGGAATTGAAATCGAGGGTTGATTTTTTTGGAGGTCGGTTCTATTGCGTGCGTTTGTGCAAGCGCGCCGTACTCTCTAGAAGTATTTTGTATTTGTTTAAAGAGTACTTGTTTTGATAGTCCTTGGTATATAGTATTTGATAGGGGTTGATTTTCCTGACTTGGATTTTCCGGTAGTGGTTTTTCCAAGAGTGGATTAGTCAGTTGTGGTAAATCGATTTTAGGATTTTCTTTTTTATTAGTTTCTACTTCTATTAAGTTTTCCTTTGGTTCTTTTACGTGCGTTTGTGCAGGCGCGCCGTACTCTCTAGAAGTATTTTGTATTTGTTTAAAGAGTACTTGTTTTGATAGTCTTTGGTATATAGTATTTGATAGGGGTTGATTTTCCAGACCTGGATTTTCCGGTAACGGATTTTCCAGGAGTGGATTTTCCGAGAGTGGAAAATCAAGGAACAGGTTTTCTTTTTCTTCAAATAGTATTTTTTGTTTTTCGAATCCTTTATTTTTAATACGAATCGGTTTTATTTGAACTTCCGGCTTTTGAGACTCTTCGAAAAAATACCATCCCGATTCGAATTCACCCGTTATAACATCCCTTCTTTTTCTATAATCAGCATATCCATAACTAACCAGTTCTTTCAATCCGGATGAAATACTTGATTCTTTGTCGGATTTAAACCTTGCGATTGTTTTTACGGACATTTTCCAGTTGTCCGGATAACGTAGGGCTATTAGTAGGATCGCGGTTGCTTTTAGGCTTAGTCTCGTATCGTCTATAAAGTTATTTTTTACGATCGTGAAGTTCCGGTCTTTTTCTACCCGATACACTCTTTGATTCTCATTCATATTTTAAACTCTTATTATGCGGCGTCGTGTTTTCTTTCAGATGTCACTTTCAAATATTCAGAAAAAGGAATATCAATCCCTTTTTTCCTTTTTTCTTTCCAATTTTTTTGTATGTATTTCAGTACTTTTTCGACCTCATTTATAGCGTTAGTATAATAGAACAGATTTCCTTGATCTAAAAAACTAAGGCACACCTCTCCGATTCGAATTTCAAAATCGGGGATCTTAATGTTTTTATAAAGTCCCGGGTCTGTCGTTTCTTCCCTAAAATCGTTTTTATATAACAGGATCTCGATTCTTGTTTTATTTCGAATTCGCATTCCTTCCTCGGGTTTCTCTTTTGTTTCCAACTAATCTTCCTTTTGTTTTTATTTGTTAGAAAGTCTCACTCTTCTTATTTGGATTACACTCTTTTGTATTTTAGTAATTTCTAATGTAACAGATTGAACCTTTTTTAAACTTTAGTATAATTCTTCGTCTTACTCTTTTTTTATTTTATAGTTTGTAAAAACGGCTTTAAATTTTGTTTTTTAATCCAAGACGAATCGATATGGTTCAAAACCTGTTCGATCGTATCCGGATCTTTAAGTATATAGTAGGGAACGTTTTTGACGCAAAAATGCGCTTCGTTTTCGTTCTTGATCGTTATTTCAATTTTTGGTAAATTAAAGTGGCGAAATACTTTGGAACTGTTGGGTATTTCGTTCCAATTGTATTTGAGTAAAAGTAATTCTATCTGTCCTTGTTTCTTATTTTTAATTTGAGTCGTTTGACTTGTGTGTTTTTCTTTGGTTTCCAACTGATCATTCCTAAGCTGTTTTTATTTTTTTCGTATTTCTTGTTTATCTGGGTCAGTATCTCTTCTGTAGTTTGCCTTCTGATCCGGTATCGGTAAACCTCTAGAAGTAAAAAAAGAATCCCTAATCCCACAAAAATGCTGATTAATTCTCTCATTTCTGGTCCTTCTTTTTGGTTTCTAATTTTGATTTTTCGGACTGGATGAATTTTTCTAGTACCCAGTCGATACACCACGCCCGTTTTGTGTGGCCATACACGACCTGTTTTGTAAGCGAGTCATATACCTCATAGTAATCACTCCCCTCCCCTATCGGATAAATTTTATATCTTTCTAAAATTTCCATTTATAATATCGGTTTGACATTAAAACTATTCGTTTTGACGCAACTACATTAGTTTTCACTAATGTTCCTTTTATTTAGTTTTTAGGGATGTCTTTGAGAGTGGGCCAATTCTTTCGAGTTGGTTGTTTTTGTTTTTGATTTTTTAAGGTTTTAATCGACTAATGTTTCTATGTAATAGTCTATATATTCTATTATTTTAATGATTGATTCTCATATTTTCGGCGATGTTACACTCTTTTTGGTTCCTCTGTGCTTGGCACTGGAAAACCTTATATTTGTCAAAAATGGGAATTATTCTAACTTGTATACTAAAAATTAGGAATATTTCCTTTGATGAAGCAAAAAAATATCAAACCCATTACTTTACGTTTTTTACGAATCGAAAAAGAAACCGGCAAAAGACCAAAAGAGATCGCTGAAATTTTAGAAGTAGATCTTAGCACTTTTTACAAAACCAAACGCGGGGATATTCCACCTAGTAGCAATATTTTGACCAAAATAGAATACAAATTAGGGTATAACAGGGAATGGGTAGAATTTGGAAAAGGAGATCCAAAAAAAGAAGAAGCGGAAGTTTTAGCAGAAGTGGAAAATCAACTTAAACTAATAAACAAAATCAACGTCTATGAGTTATACCCGATTTTAAATGCCCTTCCGGATTTACCAAAAGAGGAGGACAAAAAACTGCTTTTGGATTTTTTAAATCTTTATGTTCAAAAATTTCAGTAATTGATTCCACAGCCTCATCTAGAGTGGTTTGTAATTTTTGATTTTTGACAAGAAGATCTGTCAAAAGTTTTATTAGGATTCTCCTTACTCGTTCCCTACTTTCTTTTGGTACAGATTTTTTTTGGGGTTTCATACACTCCTCTTTTTTGTGACTATATTCGACGATTTTTTATTTTATCCCTCTTTTACTCTTATTTGGATTTTGTCTTTTTCTTTGGGCTTTAGTTATTGGTTGGTGATAGGTTAGCGCGCTAACCTATTTTGTTTCGCGCTAGATTAGCCTCTTAAGAATTAATTTTTTAATGATTTTATTTTTTGCTTTCCTTGATCAATTCCCTGATTAATATATATTTATATGGGACATAATATAATTACAATCGCAAACCCAAAAGGCGGGGTTTCTAAGTCAACTACAGCGGGTCATCTTTCGATGTCTTTAGCTCAAAAAGGTACTGTTTGTGCAGTTGATTTTGATAGGCAAAAAGATTTGTCTAAAATGTTTTTTTTAAATTATCCGGAATCATTTTACGAACATGCCAATACGTTAACTTTAATAAATTACGAAACGAGCCTTGAGAACACAATAAAAAACAAATATGGCGTTGATGTAGTTGTGGCATCCCCGAACTTAAGAAACTTTTCAATGCTCGTTGCTAAAGATATTACATATTTAGATCGGGCAAAAGAAATCCTAAGAAGCCCAGCCACATCAAACTATGAATACATAATTATTGATACGCCTGGTACTGGAATTTTCGAAACAACATCAGCAATACTCGCCTCAGACATTGTTGTAATTCCAGTAACACCCGCAAAATGGTCCCTCGACACACTTAAAGACTTTTTCATGGACTTAAACGATGCCATTAAATCAGGTTCGAATCTAACCAAAATTTTAATCCTTCCTTCTTTATGGGGTAACTCTGCTGAAAAAGAAGAAATATATGATCAATTGCAACAGATTCCAAATGTATTAGAGGCTTTAAAAAATGCAGAAACTGGATTTGAATTACTACCTAAACCAATAATATTAAATCCAATACCAAGTTCGGAATCTATAAGAAAACGTTCTGAATTTGCCGAACCTTTGGGAGAGAATACTATCGGGAAGATAGCATTCGACAAATTAGCAGATAGAATTGTAAAAGAATGTTCTATTAAAAATAATTTGTTACACGACAGTAGGTTAGCGCGCTAACCTACAATTTTTTAACACAAACAAAGAAGAAGATAATAAATGAGAAAAAGAAACTTAAACGATTCATTCGGCATATCAACCACACCAACTATTGAATCTTATAATCATAATAATATTTTACTTAGAGAACTTAATGAAAAAAGAAACTTATCAGAACTAAATTCAAATGGAATTGGAGAAATACAGAATATTCCGGTTAATGAAATTAAATCCGTAGATAACCCGAGAAAAACATTCACTAACGAATCCTTAAAAGAATTAGCCGATAATATTAAACGATTTGGACTACTACAACCTATAGCAGTTCGTAAGACAAGCGAAGGATATGATTTAATTTATGGTGAAAGGCGACTAAGAGCATACAAGTTAAACAAAGAAAAATTAATACCTGCAATAGTTAAGAATATTAAACAACTTAAGACTGAATTAATTCCGGAAATTAAGTTAATGGAGAATCTACACCGAGAAGATTTAAGTGATTTAGAAACTGCGCTAAGTTTATCCGTTCTAAAATCCCGTTTAAAACTTTCTGACAAGGAACTAACCCACTATGTAAATAAATCTTTATCTTGGGTTAAGCATAAACTTATACATGCCTCGACCATTTCTAAGATCATAGAAAAAGAGAACAATAACGAATCTTTAATATCCTTTCTATCAAAGATGTCCACTACTTCCATTGTTGATTTACAACCTAGCTTAGAATCAGATAAAAAATCCGTACTTTCTTGGTTAGAGTTGCATATTAAATCTGGGAATATTCCAAAAAGAGATGATGTCCGGGATTTTGTTCAATCCCTAAAATCTGGTATAATCAATCCAACAAAACACTCAAATAAAACAAAAAAAGAAAAAGCGATACTTTCCAAAGAGCAAATAAAAGAGAAAATTATCGAAATCGAAAATCAAATTAATCAATTAAAAAGAGAAAAGAAAAAATACGAAAAATTGCTTTTATAATTCATAAAAAACTTGTACTCAAAATCAAAAGTTGTAATCTTGTATATAATCAAGTTTACCTTGAATATAAATTTATAAAAAGCCCGAGGGGAGATCAGAGCCCCCAAGGGCATCTTTCCATAAAACGACAATAATTTAGTTATGTCTCATTTTTAGCTTGACAATTATTAAGTACCTGTATCTAGTCCAAAATATCTTAGGAGACATAACTAAGACAAGGGCCGCTCTGATATATTGGCCTAAAAATTTATATTCGAGGACCTACCGTAAAGGCTCCATGCCTGACCCTTAGTTCCCCGTATTTTAATAGAGTAGGGTAAAAACTAACCTTTACCGTGCGTCACCCGAAATATGTCCGCATGGTAAAATAAGGGATACTAAAATGACCGAGGTCGTACATTACGCTTTGGTGATAGCTCATGCTATCGAATCATTACCGCTTTCCAGGGCAAAAAGACAGCTACTATCTAAAATCACTGACTTAGATATTGCAGGAAGAATCAACGGATTTGGTGGATGTATTGCAAAAAACAAAACACTAGGCGAGGAAGTAGGCTTAGCAGAAACGACTGTTTCTAAATATATTCGAGAAATGAGACGAGAAGGATATATAAACTCTGGAGAATTCCACGGACATTATAGAATACTAAACTCTAGTCTACATGATACAGTTGTAAAAGAACGTTATAAATATAACTTACAAAAACAGATAACAAAATATACTAGTCTGTCTAGTACAAATATCCTAGAGAGATCAAACCAAAATACCGGGTCTGCTCCGTACGTTCGTACGGGGGACTGTACTAATAACCAAAGTACAAACCAAACAAATAACAAAGAGAAAGTACAAAGCTCTTCTTTTTCTAACGTTAATTGGATGAATATTTTGGAACATTCTAAAAACCTCATACTGAAAGAATGGGGGGAATACGACCACAACCCGGAAAAGGAAAACGCTAAAATTAAGTCCTGGAAAAAGTTAGTACCGGAAGATCCGAAAGTCGTTTTAGAAACTTTGAAGAAGCTAATTCATATCCGTAAATCGGAAGAATATAAAGGGGACCGATTTTGGGGAACGATCCCTGTAAACATAGCCTCCAGCTACTCTTACAAGGACATTATAAAAAACACATATAACTTACTTATACAAGTGAAAAACAAAGCTCTTTTGGTCACGGAAAATAAAAAAGAAGTAAAGATCGAAAGTAAAGTAACTGATCCGTCTAAAAATGAGAATGAACCTACCTGGGAAGGATTTTTGGTTTGGGCAAAGGAAAGACTTTCTAAAACCAGCTACGAAAATCTTAAAGGACTTAGAATCAAATTCGAAAATGAGGAGTTGAGTATAGTAGGGGAAATAAACGATTCTCTCAAAATGATTGTTACTAAGTATTTTAGAGAAGAAGGAAAACTCAAAACAGAAGTAAAATTTGTAAAAGAAAAAGAAACGCAAGAGAACGAAAAGAATTTTAACTCAAGTAAGAAACCGGATTCAAAAAGTAATCAGGAAAATCAAACCCAGCCAGGTCAAAAAATATCCATACCAGATAATCACTTAGAGAACCAGAATTTCAAACATTTCCGAGACTATATGTCTGTAGATAAAGTAATTCATGAGTTCATGGACCATTCTTCTCTGAAACTAAATCGACCTGACTTAGAAGAGATACGTAATCTAAAGATCCGTTATGACTTGGAGAAA